GCCGTGAAGACCGCCGCCTGTAACAGAGTCAGCCATATCACTGCCAAGTTTACGGTTGATAGCACCCGTATCCACATCCGTGCCTCCGGTCCAGTCACCGAGAGGATTGATTTCCGCACCGGAATAAAGCCTCTTCAAATCTACCGTTTCCACATTGCTCTGACAGATGATTAGGCGAACACCGTCCATAATGTACTTTCCGTCATAAGGGCATCTGCCGTAAATGTCACGGGCAATGCGGGAAAGTTCCTCCTGCTCCTGTGTCAGAGGCATACCCTTGAAGATACCGTTATCCCCACAGCGAATGCCGTCCTTCTGATTGTTTGACAGGTGCTTATCCTGGGGAACGATAACGATGTCCGTATCCATCACACCTGCGATGCGATGCACGGCGCTGATGATTTCAGCCTTATTCAAATCTGCTGTGGTTTCAATGATAGCGTGGCACACACCGTGACCGATGAGAACCTCCACTGCGATTTTCGGATTTTCTTCTTTTGCATAAGCCAGATCCACAATGGCTCCTGCGATTCTGTCTGCCACCTTGTCCGGATGGCTCGGATTTACTTTTTCAATCATGGTTAAAACCCCTTTCGTTGGTGCAATAGTCGTTCCAGGTCATCATTCGGATTGGTACCGGAGAAATCCACGGAACAGTTTTCTTTTACGATTTGCATGATGTTGTCCCACTGCCTTGAGGCCTGGTTCATATAGTTGATGCCGATATTGATAAACGGGGAGGTGACAGGCTTTCCTGTTGTGGGATGCTTTGATAAAAATCCCAGCTCGTTTGTCATCTCCTCGCACTGCAACCATCTCGCCACACACATGGCATAACGTTCAATGGTCTGTGGGGAAACATAACCCGCACAACCGATGGAATTGAGCCAGTTCCATGTATCCTCATAAATCTGCTTTGCTCTCAGTTCCGTACCGTCACGCTGCTTTGCACTGAGCAGTTCATTTGGTTTCGGCATCTGGATACCTTCCACATCGGGGATATCCAGCATCGTTAGTTTGCGACCGCCGGGGTTGCCGTTCTGTGCCTTTTCCAGATTGGACTTCGGCTTACGACCTGCACCCGGACGTTTTCCGCCACGGCCGCCTGTGTTATTCGATTTTGTTGGCACGATTCTCACCGCCTTTCTGTCTGCGGGCCTTATTACCCTTTTGATTTCGCAATTTTTTCACACGAAACCCCACGCCCGTTGCACGGGATATAGGTCCCGGAGATTTGACCGCCCCTACCGGGTCAGTGATTATGCCAACGCTCGCCATTTTCTGCGTGAATTTTTGCGTGACAGGACTTACAAAGAGCAATCAGATTTTCTCTTGCATGAGTTCCACCCTTTGACAAAGGCAGCTTATGATGTATCTCTTCGGTCGGCACGAACCTTCCGTCCTCCAAACACTTCTCACACAGCGGATGGGCGGCGGCATAGGAATCTCTTATCCTTTTCCACGCTCTCCCGTAGCGTTTTCTTACGGCAGGGTCACGGTCATAGGTTTCGTATCGTTTGTTTTCCTGCTTTTCATGTTCCTCGCAGAATCTCCCATCTGTTAGGTTAGGACATCCTGGGAAAGAACAGGGACGCTTTGGTCTTCTTGGCACTTGCTTCACCTCCCTTGGGCATAAGAAAAGCCCTGAAGGATTGCTCCCTCAAGGCCTCGTTTCATTCTGCTTTTCGCTGATTATATCATATCATAAATGCCACTGTGGTATCATGTTGCAAAGTGTTGCAAAGTGTTGCAAACCTCAAATCTGAATCGGATTTTCCGGCAACTTCACATGATTAACCGCACTGTTATGCCAACGATACACCGTAGTCCTGTCAGCATGGAGTTCGTCCCCAATCTGTTCCCATGTCAGATTATGAATATAACGGTAACGCAGCACCATGCGTTCATCCGTATCAGTCACTTCATCAATAACCTCACGGATTTGCTCCTTCAAAGCCATCAGCTTAGTAACTTCGGCATGGATTTTATCCTCCAGATCCATAATCTTATCCAGGCATCTGACAAAAGGAGCATCATTGCTTCTCGAAGTCATAACACGGTCGATATCGTATCTTGGGGAAGAAACGCTGCTTGCCATTTCACGCAAACGCTCTACTTCCTCCAAATCTGAATGTATTCTTTGGTCAAGGCGATAGCTTTGACGTAAATATTCCTTTACTTTCACTTGTCTTCCACCTCCGCTTGTAATTTTGATATCAGATACTCCCCATCAACAGAGGTAAGTTCTCTATACCATGCAGAACGGAAGAACCTCTCCACCTCGGCTTTCATTATCTGGGCGGCCTCGTTTCTTGGCCATTTTTTTAATTTTTTAAGGGCATCCCTGTAGTCCTTTACGGCTAACAAGACGATGCTGTTTGCAAGATTTTCATAAGGGTCACTCAATGGGCAGCACCTCCGATTCTTGCTTTCACGGAATCAATCAGTGCCGACTGGATTTTTTCCTTCTTGCGAAGTGCCGCCATCACATCCTCGTCAATGGTATCCTTGGCAATGATATGGTGGATGACCACGGTGTCGTTCTGACCCTGTCTCCATAAGCGGGCGTTGGTCTGCTGATACAGTTCCAGTGACCATGTCAACCCAAACCATATAATCGTGGAGCCTCCGAACTGGATATTCAAACCGTGCCCTGCACTGGCAGGGTGAATAACAGCAACAGGGATTTTTCCGTTGTTCCAATCTTTGATATCCTGGGAGGTCTTAATCTCCCTTACAGAAAAACGCTGTTTGATTCTCTGTAAATCGTGGTTATACCAATATGCAACAAGTACAGGCTTACCGTTGGCAGCTTCAATCAAATCCTCAAGGGCATCCAGTTTTCTGTCATGAATACGGATGACCTCTTTTTCTTCGTTGTAGACCGCACCATTTGCCATCTGCAACAATTTTCCGGAAAGCGCCGCGGCATTTACGGCATCAATCTCCTCATCCTTAAGGGCAACCACCATATCCTCTCGAAGGTCATGGTAGACAGACCACTCTTTTTCCGATAAGGCAACAGGCACTTCGTTGATAATGCACTCCGGCATTTTTAGGAAGTCCGCTGACTTCATGGAAATCGTAATATCCGAAATCAGCTTATAAATGGCATCCTCCGCACCAGGTTTTGGCTTGTAAGAAAAAATCATCTGCTGATTTCTCTTATCCGGTACAAAGAAGTTGTTACGATAATGGGTGATGTACCTTCCAAGCCTCTGACCCATATCAAGCACACGGAACTCTGCCCACAAATCCATAAGTCCGTTACCAGAGGGAGTGCCCGTAAGACCTACCATACGCTTTACGCGGGGTCTTACTTTCAGAAGGCTTTTGAACCTTTTTGCTGCATAGGATTTGAAGGAGGATAATTCATCAATCACCACCATGTCATAATCAAAGGGGAGATGGCTTTTTGTAATAAGCCAGTCCACATTTTCACGGTTGATTAAGTACAGGTGGGCGGGACGCTTTAAGGCTGCAAGCCTTTCTGCCTCTGTTCCGATTGCTACGGAATAAGTAAGACCTTTCAGATGCTCCCACTTTTCGATTTCCGCAGACCATGTATCCCTTGCCACTCGAAGAGGAGCAATCACAAGCACCTTTTCTACTTCGAATCGGTTCAGCATCAATTCATAAATGGCAGTCAGTGTGATGACACTCTTACCAAGACCCATTTCAAGCAGAACCGCCGCCACGGGATGTTCCAATATGAAGTTCGTTGCATACGTCTGATATTCATGCGGATTGTATTGCATCAATCACACCTCCAATCTGTTCTATACTGTCAACGCAGTAAACCTGAAAGCCGAGGCTTTCCAACTGCTTTTTACGTCTTATCTGTAAAGGACGCATCTTTTTGCCGGGAGCCTTGAATTCCACAAATGCCATTCTTCCCATTGGCAAAAGCACAAGTCGGTCTGGCACACCATCTAAACCGGGACTTACAAACTTCGGTGCGATACCTCCCATTTTCTTCACTGCGTCCGTGAATTTTTTCTCTATCATCTGTTCTCTCATGTCTACACCTCATCTGACACAAGAACACAAAGTCACAACCATTCCCTATATATTCCTTACGCGCCTATACACAGGTGTTTTTTACTTATACCCTTAATAAAAGCCATTTCGAATATAAGGGAAATAGTTGTGTTGTGTCGCATTCTTGTGTTCTTAACCTCCGAATTTGTAAAGTCGCTGCCTGCCATAAATCGGCTGACGCTTGATACTGTTGGTACGCTCCCAACCACTGATTTGACTCATCAACGCTGCAATGGCATAGCTGTCCGAAGGCTTCAATTCCTGCAGATTTTTACCAAAACACTCGCACCAAATTTCCGGATTGCTGACTTCGGTACGAGCCACCACACCTTTATGATCAGGCTGACCAAACTCACTGCCTTGCAGGAAGTTTCGTCTTTGGTACAAATCCATGCTGTCCCAATCGGTCGGAAGTAAGGTGTTCAGATACTCTTCCACCATACCTACACGCTCGTCTACTTCCATCGCAGACTGTTGTATCTTTTCAGCCTCTGCGAGCATATCATCTCTTAAGAAAAGTTCCTCGCCGGACTTCCAGATGGCTTTTGCCTCTGCCCAAAACTGCTGACGGTATTCATCGGTAAAGTTCCAGGTCTTTTTCTGCTTCTTCTGATGCACTTTAATAATCCAAAAACGGCGGTTACCCGTAATATCACGCAGATATCCACGCTCACCGTTAACCGTGGCAATGATAATGCACTGTCTTGGATGAGATTCCACCACTCGACCATAGGAAGGTCTGTACTTGTCATCGCAGGTGGAAAGAAACGCTTTCACTTTCTCAATGTCAGCCTTCTTCATACCTGCAAGTTCGCCAATTTCCACTGCCCAGAACCCCTGCAGTTTTTCTGCACCGGATTTATCATCCATATCCGTAAGGGACAGGGTTTCTGAATAATACTCCGAACCCACAAGGTCTTTCACAATTGTGGACTTACCAATACCTTGTTCACCGTCAAGCACGGGAACACAGTCAAACTTAATGCCGGGAACATAGATACGGGCAACGGCGGCTGCAAAGGTTTTTCTTGTAACCGTTCTTACATAGTCGGTGTTATCAGCGGAAAGATATTTGATGAGAATATCATCAATACGCTTTTTGCCGTCCCACGCAGGCAGGCTGTTAAGGTAGTCACGCACGGGATGAAAACGGCGGTCATCAGCCACCTTGGTAAAGCTGACTTCGTGGTTTCTGCTGGAAAAAGGAACATAGCGCACATCAATCATTGCCTTAAGCTGCGCCGTGTCCGCATCGCGCCAGAATTTATTATCCTTCGGTCTGTCCCAAGGCAGAGGTCCCGTCACCTGGATACGGTTTGCCATCTCGTTATAAGCAAAGTTAGCGTAATCAGGGTCATTGTTCAGAATGAGCATTTCATTCCATACGGAATTCTCCAGCACATTGCTGCGGGGTTGATATTTGAGCAGGGACTCCCAATTTTCCGTGCTATCAAAATCACGGTCGACCTTCTCCTTACGCTCGGCGGCAATCTGCATCTTGACCTTTTCCAGGGATAAGGCAAACTCGCACATTGCGTTAAAGGATTTTTTCTCTTCCAGATCACCAAAACGATGAACGCGGATAAGGTCAAACCCGTTCAACAGCTTTCCGCAGGCGGGGTCGGAGGTGTGGTGGCTATAAGCGAAAACATTATCGTAGATAACCACACCCGCAATGGAGTCCGCCTCTAAGTAGTCATAGCGGGAATCGGTAGCGGTCGGTGCATATACATCAGAAAGAAATTCATTGATAACTTCCTGAATGGTCGGATAGGCACGGCAGAACACACCGACAGTTCCTTCTTTTTCCAAAGGATTCTTCTGTGCAGTGGTTTCCTTTTTGATAACCTCGGACTCTCGGCTGGAAGTAGGCCACTGCGAAATATCACGCCAGTCCTCATACATATCCAGGTATTTCTCTACATCGAGAGCCTGACCGGAATTGTCATCAAACACGAATTCCCCATTGGAAGGGCAGGATGCCCAATACATCATGCGGTTCGACTGATAAGTGGAATCGTCAAAATAATCCATGCCGATTTGCTTTGCCACCATACGCATCAGTGCCGGGTACTCGTCCTCGCTGACCTCACGGGAAAGCAGAATGACCAGACGGTAGCGGGGATTATCGGGCGTGTGGCTGTGGGTGGAATAAATAAAATAGGTAATGTCACCGAACACATTACGCACAGCACCGCAAAAATCAAATCCTGCGGGACAATGGTCTGCGTCCAAAAGGCCGACCGTGCGGAACAGCACATTGCCGTTCTTACGGATGCCGCCTTTCAGCCAGCCGCCGACCAGTCCGCCGATGTCTTTCAGATTGGCTCTCTGTTCTTTGGGGAGCTTCGGATATTCTTCGGCAGTCTCAGAAGTACGCACGGGATTTCTGTTGCGGTCGGAGATGTACTGCCAGTCCATCTCCTGGTTCTTGTATTTCTTGTCTGTTCTGCGGTTACATACCGCAATCTTTACCTTCATCGGGATACCTCCTTAAGCATTGTGATATTTTTCTGCATACGCCTGTAGAGCGTGTTCGTTCTTTTGAACTCAGATGTGAAGTGTCGGCACTCTTTGGAGCGTGGTGGATGGTTCGCCGCTTCGTTTGCATACATTTTGCAAAGGGCTTCATATCCATCTGCCAGTTCCACCAATTCCTGCATCAAGACACTTTTGGTTTCTTCGCTGCACCATTTTCGTATCAGCGGAAACAGAATCTTTGCCTTCTTCTGTGTGCATGGGAAGAAGGCTTCAATGTTGATTTCTAAAAATCCACGGTCGTGTTCAACTCGAAGCACATCCACAGGCACACCTCCTTCAAAATTGTCATGTGCAAAATCCTCCTTGCCGTATGGGCGATAAATTCACAGAAAAAAGCCTCCTGTGGCAGGCAGGGAGAACACTCCCTACTTATTAGCCACAGGAGGCAACAAAACTTGAGGATTTTCCTAATCTTTTTTATAAAAAAGTGTTTCATAGCCGTCCGCCCGCAAAAGCAGCCCTTTTGCCCAGGGCGGGACACGTCCCATCTGCTCACTGAGGACTTCTTCCGACATACGCATATCGGCTTCGACAATAATTTCATCATGGATATGCGCCACGATGGAACAATGGCGCAGCGTTTTCATAGAGTGCGCCAACAGGTCACGGCTGTAAGCCTGGACAATATTCTCCACGAATTTGGGGCCGTAACTTTCGATGCGTTCCCATTTCTTCGTGCCGCCGATACCTTCATAGGTTACGGACTCGCCGCCGAAACGGTTCTCTCCCATACGGGGTTTCACATAGGAAAGCTGTCTGCCGGAGGGAAGCAGAATAAACAGCATACCGCTTTGGTAACGAAACTGGATACCATTGGTCTCCGTAGGCACACGGTCTTTGATGGTCTTTTTGACACAGCGGTCAACGTCCCACCAAAACTTCACGATACTGGGATTGGACTGACGCCACGCGTCCACCAGGGGTTGCAGTTCTTCTTCCGCAAGACCCATATCCAAGGCTCCCATTGCTTTCAAAGCACCCACGGAGCCGCCATAGCCGAGTGCCAGTTCCGCAATTTTGCCTTTCTGACGCAGATGGCTGTTTACACCGTGCTTCTCCACGGGAACATGGAACATCTGCGATGCAGACGCACAATAAATATCCTTACCCTGGGCAAAGACCTCCGTGCGCCATGTCTCATTTGCAAGATGGGACAGAACCCTCGCTTCCACAGCGGAGAAGTCGCTGACGATAAATTTGCAGCCGGGTTTCGGTACAAAGGCTGTACGAATCAGTTCGGACAACACTTCCGGCACAGAATCGTATAGCAATTCCACAGTTTCAAATTCACCGTTTCTTACAAGGTCACGCGCCATATCCAGATCCGGCATCGAATTTCTATAAAGGTTCTGTAACTGTATAATGCGTCCTGCCCAACGCCCACTACGGTTCGCCCCATAAAATTGGAACATACCTCTCGCACGATTGTCGGCGCAGGCGGCATTCTGCATTGCCTGGTATTTTTTCACGGATGATTTGGCAAGCTGCTGACGAATGGAAAGCACTTCTTTCAGATGCTCCGGCGCAGTTTTCAGCACTTCGGCAACTTCCTTTTTACCCAGGCTTTCCATCTCCAGTCCATTCTCAAGCAGCCATTGTTTCATCTGTACCACAGAGTTGGGGTTGTCCAGTTCCGTCAGTGTTTTCATGGTATCGGTCAGTGCAACCTTGGAGCGTTCATCCATGGCAATAGCCTGTTCCACCAAGGTCATATCCAAGGCTATGCCTCGGTCATTGATTTCCTGGTCGATGTGATATTCTTCCCACACAAAATCGGGTACAGGGTATTTTTCTAATTTCGCCTGTATCTGCATTTCGGCTTCCACGTCACGGACATTGTATGCCTTGAATCGTTCCCACTTTTCAGCATCATGGGAATACAGATTGCGGGTACGGCCGCCGTTTGCCTTAGTCGGCTTGCATGGTACACAGAAATAACGGATGAGGTCTTTGCCCTCGGACAGCTTTTGTTTTTCCAGACCAAGCACTGCACCGACCCCTTCAAGGGATAACGGCAATCCCAGATAGGCAGACCATATCATAGAGCATTTCCACGATTCCGGGTTAAGGTAGCGGGCGCATTCCTGTGACAGCGGATGGTTATCGTGGAAGGGGTCAAGGCTAATGCCCTGATCAGAGAGATAACGGGACAGGCAGACCCTTTCAAAAGCAGCATTGAATGCCCATTTTGTTACGGTATCGTCTGTGAGTGCATCAAGAACCTCCTGCGGGATGTGTTCTCCGGCAGCAAGGTCTACTACAATCACTTCGCCGCCGTCCACACTGTAACCGAACAGCAGGATTTCAAAATCTTCTGCCTCGGCATATTTGTAAACACCGCATTTTGAGAGGTCGATGCTGCTATAGGTTTCAATATCAATTTCTAAATTTTTCATGGCATCTCCTTCTTGGTAAAAGAGGCACGACCCAATATCGAGCCGTGCCTCCCGTGTAGTGAGCGTTACTGCTTATCCGAGAAAATCTTCCTCTTCATCCGTTGCAAAATCATCCGCAGCACGGCTCTTGCCACCAAGGGGCTCACCGTCACGAATCTTCTGAAGGTTGTTCAGGCCACAGGCGATACCCTTGTTGCCGTTGGAGTTAAAGGCATAGAAGTTGATGCTGGCACGACCATATACACCGCTGTAAACTTCGCTGCGGTCGATAATTTCCTGGCGGTCTGCATCCACAATGCCGGGTGCAGATGCACTGTTGGCGTTCACGAAGTAGCAGCCTGCATACTCAGGAGCATCCGGACGCTCCAAATCTCCGTCACGAAGAGGGGTCTTAAGTACGCTGAGAGGAGGTACGGACTTGCCGTTGCCCTTGAGCTTACCTTCGCCTTCCTTATAGGCAGCCTCGATAGCGGCCTTAATCTTGTTGACAGTTACGGTATCGGACTTAGGGATAATGAGGCTGACGCTGTATTTAGGTGCGCCGCCGTTGATGGATTTTGCCTCCCACACATTGGCGTAAGACCAGCGGGTGTTGGGACCGGTGATGACCTTCATAGGGTTAGAAATCTTGTTTGACATAATAGTTGTCCTCCTTATTCTTCAATAAAATCTTGTTTTGCTGTATTCGTAGCCGGACGCTTATCCGACATGGGAACTAATACGGGTTTTCCTTGTGGCTTTTCAATCAAGCCTTTGCTTTCGATAATCTCGGCAAACTTCTTTTTACCGAGTGCTGCCGTCATTGCGGTAATGCCCAGGATTTTTTCTTCATAGGGACTATATCCGGCATCCAGGACTGCCCTTGCTACGGCATCCTCATTGACATAGCGTCTGACACTGCGACCTTCGCAGAGTTTCCAACCGGGCCATTCCTGTCCGTTGATGGCTTTGCGGAGAGCGTATTCCTTAACATCTGCTGCCCAGGCCGCCAGTTCATCAACTTTGCCGAGAATTTCTGCAATTTCGACATCCTCCAGAAGGGGTGGTTCCTGGAATTCGTACTTGGCAATTTCCAAATTGGCGGCAGCCCTCTTCCTGCATTCCGATTTTGCCTTGCAGAAACGGCACCAATCTCCGCATTGGAATTCGCCCTCGCCGTCATAGGCCAGCTTTGCCTTATACATCAAATCGTTGTGCGCCCATTCCAGAAGGCTGTCCTTATCCATCACGCAGACACTGACGTTGCTTTTTCTCGGCTGATAGATGCTCATGCGGACTTCTGTGATATCGTAGATGCCATCGAAAATTTCAAGGGCACCGAGTGCATAGAGCATCATCTGCGGATTGGCTTCGGCGGAAACTTCCACGCCCTTGCCGTGCTTATAGTCCACAATGTTCATCACGCCGTCTGCGATAATGATGCAGTCCGCCGTACCAAAACCTTCCTTGACCCAACGGCTGAAATCAACGCGCTGTTCAATCATAACCACCGGGTCGGTGCAGGTCTGCTTTGCCTGTTCCAGGAGTTCAAGCACATAATCGGCATAGCCGTTTGCACAGTCCTCCATTTCGGCGTTATACCAGGAGAGGTCTTCCACGGGGTCTTTGGTTTTCATACCGAGTGCCTTTTTCAGACGGCTCTCGCAAAGGGTATGCGCGTCAGTACCTTCTGCGGCATAATCGCTGCCTTTGTCCTCATATCCTTCGCACAGGCGAGCCGAAGGTGGACAGTGTAACCATCTGTCCGCAGAAGATGCGGACAATAATGCGTGTTTTCCCATTACAATCCCTCCACATCTTCAAGCAGTGCCTTATACTTGGCAGGGTCAATATCCGACAGCTTGTCTGCACCGTGCTTTACGAGCAGTTCCTTGACCTGCGCCGTCTTGCCGCTTCTGGACTTTCCTGCAAGCACCGCACGAACCTCTGCAAGGGTCGGCTGCTTTTCTGCTACAGGAACTTCTTTCTTCGGAGCTGGAACGGCTGTGGTTTCCACCTGCGGAAGTTTTGGCTGTTCATCCATTCCGATGGCTTTTACCAGTACCTTCAAGGTCTCGGCAAGGTGCTGAAGGCTTTCCGCCACATTGCACACATCATCGATTACATCGAGCATCAACTTAACACGACTCATGTACGCTTCCTCCTTCCTTGGATTCGCAGATGGCGATTTCGTCTACCGTGTCACCGGGAACGAGGATTGTGATTTTCTGCTTTGATCCGAAGAGGAAACGCAGGAATCTCTCCCTTACACCGATGGTGCGGCAGGCTACAATACCGTCTGCCTGGGGTTTCTTTGAAACACTGATTTTCAAATTATGCTTCATTTGTCATGGCTCCTTTCCGAGGGTGTTTTGTGCTACCCTCTACTTAAAAGCCACGGGAGAGGCGAAAACTTGAGGATGTCGGATATATTTTTTTGAAATTTTTCTCGGCGGTCTCAAGACGGTGGGAAACTGCGCTGGGAGAGATGCCCAGGCGGGCGGCATATTCCTGTTTCGGTACCTTATTAATATGTACTTCAATCAGCAGCTCGGCCTGGTCGGGTTTCAGATGTTTACGGAGCAAGGCGCATAGTGCCTCATATTCATCCTGTGCCTCACGCTTTTCTGCATCCGTGCAGTCCGGGAACAGGTCGATGGTGTTTTCAGCAGGCTCGTCCGATTCCTCATCGGATACCTGGACAAAGCCTTTCTTACCATCCAGGCGTTTCGGTGCTGCCGTTCCGGAAGTGTGGCGGTCATGTCGATGCCAGTTGTTGTATTCCGGGCGGTTGAACATTTCATCGAATCTGTCCTGGATGCGTTTCTCCATTTCGGAGTTAGTGAGCCCTTCGGTGCTGCCGAGCGAGAGGGATACCCA